TGAATGAGCCTACCAAGGTGCCTTTGGACATAATTTCAATCGTTTCAGTTGTTGCCATAGTGTTAATCTCCTGTTTTTTCCGGTATGTTGTGTTATTTATTAACCTCTGCCACGCACCTGTGTGTATTGTTAAAAGTTAGTAGATGAACTTCTTAATATCATTCACCTTAACGTCAGAGTCCGGATCGTCTATATACTTCCCGTCCGGTCCAGGCACTTGTTTATTCTTCTGCACAACTTCCATCGTGCCTTCCGCGCCCAGGTAGTCTTCGGTGACTAGTTGCTGGCCGGTCCAGGGCAGGCCCACGGCTTTTGTTGCGGAAACGAGCATCCCTACTCCACCAGTGTCCACCTTTCCGTCTACCATCCAGGGTAGGACAGTGAAGTAGGAGAGTTTGTATTCTTTGGCTTCGTGTACGATGGCATAGGTCCACCGAAGCATCGGGCGGCCTTTCTTAGAGGTCATGGCCTCTACGGACTGTACTCGGAAAGAGTAAGTGCCTGCTGGCAGTGGGGTGAAAACATCCTCATCTTGTACGTCTGAGTAGTCTACGTTCAGGTCGATAACTGGACTCATAATAAAATCTCCTATTAGGTTTGCGTTTAGTGTTTATTGCGTAGTGCTTAATGTGTAGGGTTTATTTCTGACTCATCTTTTTAACCTCCTGTTTTGGGGTATTATACTTCTATACGATCTTCAGCAGTGTGTATATAATGGTAAAAGTGCTGGGAATTGCGGCAACCTTTTGGACTATATAAAACTGTCCTTCTATGTCTAGGTAGTCCCCTGCCGTGTAAGAAAAGGGGTTGTCTTTTATAACCAAAAGAGCGTGCTCTTTATGGTTGAATATATCTGTGGTGTAGTATTCATCAGTGTAGTCTATTGTCTGGGTCATATTATGCGTCTCCTTTCTGGAGTAAATCCCACGCTGGCTTGATGGTGGCATAGTTGGAGTCTATAGGGGATGGTAAGTCAAGACGACTCTTCGCTGTAACGAGTCCACTCGCCTTGATGGTGAGCATGTATTTCGTGGAGACACCCTGCTGCTTAGGCTCCATGTGGTATACCTCATCAAAATACCCGGCGAGCTCATACGCGAGCTTTCCGTTGACCATTGGTAAGCACCATGTTCTCCCACTCAACTCATCTTTTATATACTGCTCATGCGCGAGGCAGATGAAGTTAATGTTCATAGCGACACCAGTCTCTATAATCTCGATGAGTGCTCGGCGGAAGGTGCCCCAGTCCGGCTGAGTAGGCTGTTGGCCTGTGTGGCCTGCGCTGAATAAAACGTGCTTCATGCAGAACATACTAGCTGAGGAGAGAGTATCCAACACAACTGTCTTAGGGGTGAAGTCTCCATACTTTCCGTGCTCCTTGAGCTGGTCAAACACCGCTTTTATAGTGATAAAGCCCATAGGTCGGGAGTCTTTCTGCTCCGGGAGTTTGTCCTGCACCGGTACGAAATAGATCTGATCTTTGTTCTGTATCCTGGGAGATGACTTAACGGTGAGCATACCCTTATCAGAGTCTATGAATAAGCAGGGAGTGGGGAATGTGGCCGCGAGTTCTGTCTTGCCTGTTCCTGACCTCCCGTATGCGAGTACATTCATACTCGTGGGCTTGTATGCGGAGATGGGCGTGGCATCGGGGAGTGATACTTGCATTTTTTACTCCTCTATTTTGAGAGTGTTTGTTACATTAAATATCTTGTTACTTCTGTGTGTGATAACCAACTCAGCAATCGCAGAGTTTTCAAACACAGTCTGAAAATAATAAGTTTCAGTAACAAATTCTCCTGCAACGATAAAGCGTTTATAGTATTGGGCATGTTCTATGTGTCGGCCTTTGACCAGGAGGTATTTATCAATAGTGGGCTTTTCCTCTACTTCCTGCTTATCCTGTCCTTTTTTCTGCGCATACCAATTCTCAAATATCTGCTCTATGCCGACTCTTGCTATTGCCTCTTCTATATTATCGGGAATGTCTATATGTGTAATCATCCTTAAACCCTCCTGTCCAGCATCCGACACGCGGCCTGTACCGCCTCGTATGCATCTTGGAATACACTTTCCAATTCCCGGAACTCTTTAAAAGACTGGATAGTGTTCTGGCTCTTAAAAGTATCATCCAGGGCTTTGGCTCGTGCGGACATATTATGGGTATATCCGCCGAGTACGCTCACCAAGTCACATGTTTTTACACTTACTCTTTCAGGCATTTTTTTATCTCCTTTATTTTATCTTCTAGTATCATAATCTCCATCTCTAGGCCAGACCTTCCAGAGGCTTGACATAAGCCCAGGATTAGTATAACACATGGTATGCTTATTATAAACCCCGCCGCGAATCCAGACCAGAACACTTTAACACCTCCTTATAAATTGATGCATCCACTTGTGCCAACTTCTGTTATACGGAGTAAATCTTCCATAACTTCGGTTAGCATTAATGGTTCATTAACTGAATTAAACTTCCCGCCGGTTATCTCACTTATCCTCTGTAAGAAGTCATTATTACACCCATGCCCTATGCCGATTGTGTCTATGGGTGTGTCTGTGTGTATACCCACCTCATTGAGGATGGTGGACTCAGACTGATCAGGCATCCCGTCCGTGAGCAAGACCATGTGCGAGGCGGCATCATCCCACCCGGCCAGGAGTGCGTCCAGCATATTGGTCGTTCCGGTCACCCTCAAGGAGTCTATATCTTCCTGTGTAAAGTCATACACCATAGAGCCGAATGCAATGCCATGGATGCCGGGCCGCCATATAGTGTGGAGCGCTTTTTTGAGCTCGTGTAGTCTATCCCCGCTCATACTCCCACTTATATCCGCCAAGATGTAGGTCTTACCTGATGTGTGTTTCTGCGGTAGCGTACTCTTAAGAGTCAGCTTTTTGCCATTCCCGAGAGTCTGCTTCTTCACCAACTTACTGGTATCCTTCATAGCTAAGTCATAAGACATCTTTAAACACCCTCCTTAGTTATTCTTTGTATACACATAATAAGCAATACCTTGGTAGACATATCCCCAGTCAGAGTGCACTCCCATAAGGTCTTCCTTAACTTGCTCATCTGATGTGTAGTAGTGATTTACATACTGTGAATTATAGAATACATAACATGGCACCAGGGAGAACTCTTCACTTGGACTCTCTCCCACCACGGTGAATAAATCCTTCCCGTATAACACATTATCGTTGAAGTAGTACACTGTGCAAGAACCTGGAGTAACTCCGGTGATACTCACATCCGCCTGGTCTTCTTGAATGTCAAAAGCAACCTTGCAGATGGTACTGTCCGCAGAGGCAGCGTAGAAAGACGAGGTGGCGGTTAGTAAAACCTGCCGGGATTCACCTTGTACTATCTCCGGCGGTACGTCCGTCTGCGCCGGGTTGGGCTCTATGCTATGTGCCAAGGGAGTGAGAGTGAACATACTCAAGGTAGCTCCCAAAAGGGCTAGTTTTTTAATCTTCATCTTTCAAATCTCCTAATAGTTCACTATAAGCTGTGTTCAACTCCACCATCTTCTCGGCATCTCCACCTCTGTCTGGATGGTGCTTCTGCGCGAGTACTTTATACATACACCTCACGGCCTCCATCGGCGCGTTCTCTACTAAATACAACTTAGACCATGCGTCCGTGGCTACCTCCTGCGCCGGGAAGTCTAGCAAGATAGTCTCTGTGTAGTGCTTATCCAGGAGATGAGCCAGCTTGTCAAACTGATCCTTGACAACATACCAACATTTGTCATTATTATCCCACATTCTTTTCTTACTGGGCAGACTTTTCTTCAACTCTTCCGTGAAAGGCTTGTTATAAGGTGCTTCTAATTGGATGAACAACCCACTCGGAAGGTATCGTAGAGATGCGACTCCGGTGGGTCCTCTCCTGCGCTGGCTAGCTACCCTCTGTCTTGGCTTTTGTGCAGTGTAAGGAGTACTACCCTGCGAAGCTCCAAAGGATTGACGTGGTTGCATAGTCTAGACCTCCCCTGTGTTGTATACCAGCTTATGCGAGTTCTTTTTCCTCACCCTTATTTCCTTCTTCCTGGGAGTGAAAGAGACCAGAATCCTGTACGATTTAATAGTCTCCTTAATGCACCTACACGGGAATGACTGCCCGTCGTTTGTGATGAATCTAATCGGCTTTTTTGACTTCATCTTTTGTCTCCTATTTATAGAATTCCGTTTTCATCCGGTAGTACTGAATGGTTTCTCTTCTCTTGAGGGTTTTATTAAGAGTGAATAAAATCTGCCCTATGTTCAACTCCCCTGAATGTGTCTCACCGGAGTCTTTGTCATGAATAGTAACCATCATCATGTTTTTGTGTGTGCGGGTCAGGATGCCTAGTCTGTCTTGTGTCTCTAATAATATAGAGTTCCTTCTACGTTGCGGCATTTTCTATACCTCCGATGAGAAAGGGTCCCAGAATTTCTGCACATATAAACGCTCCTGCAATTCCTGGGCTAGTTGCTTCGAGGATGCAGTACAAAGTGCGGTGTAATCACACTCACGGAAGAAAGGCTTGCAGTCCCAAGACTGCGGCCAGAATCCCTCCTCGCGGCACCTCTCAATGCTAAGTATATTCCCGACCGCACTCTCTTTCCACAACTGCATTGAGTAGGAAGAGTAGTCTACAGGAATACGGGAGAGTAGCTCAGCTGGGTCTTTTGATTTGCTGACTCCTACTATATCAACCTCTCCTGTGACGTGCTCTCCGGTCATTTTCTCAATGAGGAATTTATATCCACACATCTGCGGGTTAGGATGCACGAGGAAGTTCATATACTTGGTGAATTTATAATCGCAGAAGGTTATACCTCTTTTAGACTCGACCAGCTTGTCAATCTTACCGACGAGGTAAGTATCCTGCATGATTTCCTCGGCGTAGGCGTTTTCAAGAGAGACCACAGTGCGCTCGTCTTTTCTGTACCTGTCGAAATATGTCTGCAAGAGAGAGCATCCAAATATGCAGGAGTAAGTAGTGGAGAGTTCCTTGCCACTCTTACCTAGCCTCGGCACTTCTTCATAAGGAGTGAAGGAGTCTACGAATTTTCTCAGCGCATATGCATCATCTTTGTAATGGTCAACAGAGTACCAATGCTCAAGTGCGAGGTGCCCGGCAGTCCCAAACATCATTGCAGGGTTGGCTTGCTTGTTCTTAATGTCTAGACCTAGCTCATGCCGGTAGAAACACCCACGTGGACACCATAAATATGATCTTATAGTAGAGTTGTCATAAATAGGAATCCCGGAATTGCGGAGATTTTGTATAGTAGTCTTATCCTTCATCTTCCATAACCTCCTTTTTCCCTGTATACTCTAAGACCTGTGTTACTACACTATGGCAGGAGTCACATTTATAAACACCAACACTCTTTCTAATGGGAGTCCATAACACAGGGTGGCAGTTGTTACATTGTCTTATCTTTATATACTTTACCTCTTTCATCTTTAATTAACTCCTCCCTTTATGTGTGTAAAGACCAGTGAGGATATGAAGCACCGTCTAGCTCAACTGAAAATGTTTGCTCAAGACCATGTAAGATCATGCCTCCGTTTAGTTTTCTAACACCGTCTTTATGAAAGCAAAATCCCCAGGAGTACTTGACAAAATCAGGAATGAGTTGAAGGTCATAATCATTACATCTACGTATTTCATTAAGTGATCTAAGACATTTGAATAAGGACTGCTTAGACTCATCACCTAATTCCTTAGCTGTCTGGACTGTAGCGCGGAACTTCTTGTGATCTGTAATCTCTATCTCCATTATTTGTCTCCTTTCTTTTTACCTGTTACGAGCCTACCAATGGCTTCTTTCTGCGCGGGCGTCAGGAGTGCGAGAGCGGCGACTAACTCCGCGCCCTTAAGTGCTTTCTGTGCAGGAGCCTTCTTCTTAGTAGACGACCTCCGCGACTTCGAGAGTGCCGGAGAGTCAAAATCCGGAAAGCTCCTCTCCTGCTCGACAGCGTGCGAGAACTCCTGTGGTGTGGGAGTATACTGTGAAACGATGTCCAATGGCGTTTTCCTCGTCGGCACACAGTCATACAAAGGCACCGAGAACTTCGCGGAGTCTGCATCATCCAGGAGAGACACAATAGCGATACTGTGCTCAGTGTCAACATCATACACAATAGCGCAGTATCCTGTGTGTGCTGAGAGGAGTATAGTCAACTCCCCTACTCGCGCGGGCCACTCATAAGGGCTTATCTCAAGTTCTGCAAGACCCATGTGTGAGATATGAGTAGACATCAGGCAAAGACCAACACGAGCACAGTGCACACACATGCAAGCGCGGCTATACATACAAACTCAAACACCTCTACCGTGGCTCTCTTCAATTCTTCTCTGTACATAGTAAAGTCTCCTTTGTGCAAAGTGGCTTTTTGCCTCTGAATACATGTGAGTACACGAGGCTTATACTAATTAAAGCCCTTTGGATAGGTACCTTGTCAAAGACACAATGTCTATTCCAAGGCGGAGACCCTATCCGCAGAGCTTAGGTTGTCGACTCCTAGGAAGCCATTCCTAGTCTTCGCTTATCAACCTTTCTTTAATTCACTGGGTTTGGCTCGCTGCGCTCGCTGGGAGTTTTCATAGTTAATAGTGCGTGAGGTAAAGGAAATGCGGCCTTGTCGCCTTCCTATCTCCAGCGCCTCTCTCCGCGACCACCTGAATATATCGACTCCCCTGACTATCCTCTTATTCATCCTGTCTTGGAAAGAGAACTCTCCATAACCTTCTATGTGTATAATATCCCCGAACTTCAGTCCATATTCCCGCTCGATGTCCCTCGACAAGGCACATATATCCTCCGCGACGGTGACCCCGGATGCAGTTATGAGTGGCGTGGAGTCCGTCTGTGCTGGGTCTGCATTATACGAGGTTATTTCTACCTGGATACTCTCCAGCGAAGGAGATTCCTGTTCCTGAGTGGTCTCTTCCTCGGAGTAATTCTTCATAAGCGTACCCTTCTTAAACTCATCAAAGATATGCAGGACTCCCATAGGAGTAGGAGTGAAGAATGAGATCGTGAGACCTGCAATAGTAAGAGTGACCCAGTTTGACTTCCCCGAGCCGACATTGACATGACCTTCCAGCCTTATCTCTGGAGTATCAGACTCCATGTGCACCATAACCTCGGCATTTCTATACTGTGCTTCCATAATGTGTCTCCTTTTATATATACTGTCTTATAACTCAATCCCGGCTTCTTTAAGTATCTCCGTGAGCTTATTCAACTTATCCAGACTCGCGCCCTTGAGTGCCTTACTCAACCCACTCGCCTTAGTGGACTTCTTCTTAGTCGCCTGTGCCGACTCGCCTGGGTTTAACTTCTTCCCGAATGTGGGCGCTTGTGTCGGCCTACACTGAACCGCCTGGACTGATAAAATACCAGTGCGCCATTCTTGATCCAGCAAAACCTTCTTTTGAGTCAACTGACCTATCTGCCTTTGTAACTGTTCTATCTGCGTGCCTATACGACATCGCTCAGTCTCGACCTCGGACAGATATTCTAATTCTTTTTGCCTGTCTAGATCCTTCCTTAATAGTTCTCTGTCCTGAGCCATGACTAAATCTCCTTCGGGGTGGGCTGAGACAAACCATACCCCATCAACTGTGCGATTTCTGCTTTCTGTGTGTGTGAGAGCTTGTGAGTCTTCCTAGAGTGGTATGAGGTGGAGGGGCGCGGCCATGCTCCGTGAGTGGAGTGTTTAGGTGTGCGTGCTCTTCTGATAACCGAGATGTGATATCCTAGTATTGTGATCTGTCCCATAAGTCGTCTCCTTTCCTGTCTCTGTAAAAATTGGCTTTTTTTAAGTGCTCCTTATATAAAGGGCGTTCCCCTATTCATCAAGGCCATTATAAAGGAGCGTTCCCCTAAATGCAAGGAAATAATGCGCAAGGGCTCAAAATAATTGCATAAAAAGAGCCATAATTCATAAGCTGAGCTTATAGGACACTAACAGACTTACAAAACAACGATTCATTAATTGAACCATTCTACTATAAGCCTAATATCTCACCTTATTCTTCTCCTTCATTTCCAGTCCAACATTCTGCTTAACTAGATTACAGTCAATAGACCCAAAGCTCCTAGTCTCCAATTCCCTACGTAACATGGCAAGCGTGGTGCCTCCTTCCTCATTCAAAGGCTTACACCCCTTAACTCCTTTATTTCTCCTTTTTAGTACAAACAACTTCATGGCCTTGAACAATCCCAATCTATCATGACCTACTGTCTGTCTATACTCATGACACATCCCACACTCCTTACAGGCCAAAAAACAGTTATTCTCCTCGACTCCGCCTCTCTTGTCCTCCTTAAGCATCTTCCATGTATTGCCACGAACTCGCTCTCCGCATATCCTACAACGGCCATCGTCTCTTATCAAGATAAGCGCCTTGACTACCCAAGTCTTCCCACGCCGGGCTCTGGAAAGGTTTTGTGCATATAAGGAATAATGAGGCAACCACTCATAATTCTTATCAAACCTACTCTTGAAGTCCTCCCGCACTCGCTGTGTGGGCTTGTGTACTCTCATATCTTTATTCTTCTTAGCCTGTGCAAACACTTGCTTACTAATCTCTGCGTCTGACATTCCTGCATACTTCTTTTCTGCTGAGTCTCCTACTAAATTCTCCATTGCAACTGGAATAGACTCCGCCTGACCAGTCACTCTCTTCATATACGCCGCTTGGTCAATCTTTGGTCTGAAATGCCCGTGAGAATCCCTTGCAGACAACCTACCCAAATCTATAACTCCTGGATTACCTGTGTCAATAAGTCTATCCCGATCTTCTTCTTCACCTTGAGCTGTCATCTTGTCCCAATCCATTGCTATCTTCTGTGTATCTACTCCCTGTGTATCTGTCTCAGTCATAATACCCTCCTGTTAGGTGTTTACTGGTAGACTATATTCCTGCTCCTTATTGCTTTAAAAGGATTATATAACATATATAGGCTTAAAGCAAGCTATTTTTGGATATTATATAAAGGGCTGATATTATTAGATAATATTAAAATATATAGGCTAAAATTGATAAATTGATTAAATAGCTGAAATCATTATATATAAAATAATGCTATATATTTCACTTATGGCTAAATACCCGCGCTGTGACCGGCTCCTAGCTACTTGCCCATGATATTATATAAATAGAGCGGAGGTAATATCTAATAATTCCGCTATGTTATATCATAATGTGTATATAAACACAGATATGGGCTCCCGGTAGGGTTGTCGCGCTGTTGTAGTGTTGTGTTAAAAAAAAAAAAAAAAAAAAAAAAAAAAAAAAAAAAAAAAAAAAAAAAAAAAAAAAAAAAAAAAAAAAAAAAAAAACATACTCTACTCTACGCTAGCCTCCGCGTGAGTAGGCTAGCGGAGCCCCTATTCCGTGTTTATATACATCATAGCATGTAAGCTATCGAAATCATTACCTAATAAATTGAACCAATTAAAGTAAAAACATGGGCAATCCGCGCATAGGCTATCATAGCGCACACCTGCGCGCTGTGCAAAATGCGGTAAATGCCCTATAAATAGCCCATAATCCAATAATAGCCATGAGTGTGTACGCAAAGAAGTGCGCACTAGCGCATACTTAATGCTAATGATTCACTTAATGAACCATTACCTCCTGTCTCTCCACACACTGTCCCCCTTGAGCCTTAACAAATGTGCCGAGTCCGTACCTGTGGGACTGTCTTCTCTCCCCTTGCACGAGAGCCAAGACTGTGGTATCTATACACTCAAAAAGGACCAAAAGTGCCTATTCTCCCCATTCTGGCCTTTCCCAAAGGATTCTTGAAAAATAGCAGATTATGAAAAGAGTATATAATGAACGCGCGTAGCATAATCCATGCCATATTCTGCAATCTCCTGAAAATAAATAAATATAAATAAAAATGAGGATTTTTAAAAAAATATGAAAATAAACCTTGACTTCTCTATTTGCCTGGATTATATTGAATGCAAGCTTTCGGATTAGCCGGGAGCAAAAAAGCCAAGACAAGGAGACACACCATGAACACACAGACAATAGACATCAAATGCCGAGTAGGCAAGATGGAAAAGACCATTTCCCGCAGCTATGACGAACCAGAAGACTTCGCTGAGGGTATCGAAATGGACGGAGAGCAACGAGCTTTCAAGACCTACCTAAACAAACGAAAAACAAACTTCATGGATAAGGAGCGTTCCACCGAAGTAAAAAGAATGGAAAAGGAAATAACGAAAGCGCTGCAAGACCCAACCATCATTGCCAAGCTCGCCGAAATGGGAATTAACCTCTAGCAGACTAATAGTCATGAAGTAAACGCTCCATAAGAGCCCCTTTGCCCCTAGACAGGCATTGGGGCTTTTTCTGTCCTATCTTTTATTATTTCAATACCTTCCATTATCTAGGTTTACATAATGTATATTCCTTATGAGCTATATAGGATAGCCTGAACCTACCCAAAAAACCCTATCATTATTAATATCCTGAGACCCCATCAAATAGCCTAAAACATGCCCTTCCCTAGAAACTTCCTGATAGCTTGATAAATGATATGGCTTCGGATAACGCCAGCGCTGGTGGGCATCCTCATCTTGCCAGCGCTGCAAAAGCCGCAATTTAGGAGCTGCTGCCATTCCGTGAAGAGAAGAAAAAGCCCAGCGCCCATGCCAAGTCCCTAGACCCTGAGTCTATCTCATAGACTATAAGACTAGCGCACTCGAAATAAACCAACCCCGAAACCCGGATTTTGGAAAAATAGCCCCCCTGGGCGGGATCAGGCTTTTACGGGAATTTTTGTGTGAAATTTTTGTGTATTTTTTGTGTCTTTACTGAGTGGAGAAATAGTCTTTACTGAGTAGGGTATGTACTCTATTATGTACTCTATTCAGTATGTACTGAGTAGGGTATGTACTCAATAGAGTCGGGACTCTTTTTCTTTCAGCACTACCTAGGTATTATACAAGGTATCTCTTATTATATGGTTGCTTTTGTGTGGTGGGTGTGTTATGTCTTAATCAGGGTCGAGGTGGATCAGGGTCGAGGCGGATATTTTAAGAACTCATGCCACTGGGGGATTTTGGCAGATATGGAAAAAGGGAATGTTGGTAAGGAGGGAAGTCGAGTGAAAATTAATATAGTGTGTTCTTGCGGAAGCGAGTTTTCGTACTCAGGGGTTTTGGACAGTGCCTCTGAGGGGATAGTCGAGGGGATAGTGGAGAGGTGGTTGGGGAGTCATGAGGTGTGTGCTGAGTGTGCTATAGAGGAAGAGATAGATGAGGAATGTGAGGAGTGTGCGTTGCCGCATTTTTTATTCTCCTTCTGCACAGGCGCGCAGGTGCCGCGATGAAGATAAGTCCGTTCCACATGGAGCTCGCGAAGAAAGTCGCGGATGGGAAGAAATACAAGGAGATCTCCCAGGAGATACAGATATCGCAGAGTAGACTGAGTGTGCTAAAGAGCAACCCGCTGTTTCAGAAATACGTCCGGAAGTATCAGAATATGAAAGATGACGGGTATGCACAGGCCGCGAGGGTGCTGGACAAAGGCGCGCAGGATGCAGCGACTGAGGTCTTGCGGATGGCCACGAGTCTCACCACAGAGCCCAGGATACGGCTAGATGCCGCGAAGGAGGTGCTGGACCGCGCCGGGATGGGCTCTGTGGGTAGTAGTAAGAAGAATGCACTCGGCGGTGATGAGGTGTCGTTTGAGCAAATCCTCCGCATAACGAAGAAGAAGTCTGGCACAGCGCAGGAAGATGACAGAGAAGATGATTATGAGAGTGCCTTTGCAGAGCTTTCACAGGATACTATGATAGCTGAGCCACTAGAGAATGTGACTCCTGCGTCAGAGCCGCCGGATTTGGCAGCGTAGCACTTTAATGATTCATTATTTGAACTCCTCGTGTGGATAACTAGCCCACGAGCGAAGCGAGGGGTGGGCCGGAAATCCACTCAAAAGAGCGCAGCGAGGGGGCTTGTCGGGGAGATAAGCTCCACAAAAACAAGTGAGCCAGAAATGAACTTAGGTAAGAATCTTACAGAACTACTCTCCAAGAGTGTAGACAGTGCTCAGCAGGCGCATATGAACAGGCCGCCGACGGCGGAGGAGCGTCTTGTGCATTCTGCTGAGTCTGCCTCTGCTGCCTCCACTGTCTCAGACTCCACTGTCTCAGACTCCAGTGCCGCCGCGATCTCCTACAAGCAGATCATGAAGAACACGTTGCCGCCGGTGCAGCACACCCAGCGCGAGCCATTTATACCGCACACTAATCTCATCGTGCCTTTGAGCCGGCTTGACTTGCAGCGGTGCGTGGATGACTATGAGTACTATGCCGCGAATCTGCTCAAGATCAAGACTATTGACTCCGAGCTCAAACCGTTGATATTTAACCACCCTCAGCAGAAATTCTGGAAAGTGTTGACTGAGCTGAGACAGAAAGGGAAACTCGCTAGGATTATAGTCCTCAAAGCCCGCCGGGAGGGTATCTCGACCATCTCAGAAGGGCTCATCTTCCACGCCGCACACATGAACGAGAACACCGAGGCAGTCATCATTGCACATGAGAAGGATTCCGGCAATAAGATCTTTAATATGTGTAAACTCTTCTATGACTGCTTGCCGCCAAAATTGCGGCCTATGACTAAGTATGCCAGTAAGAAAGAACTCGTCTTTTCTAATCCTGACAAGCAGACCTCCGACCTTAATCCAGGTTTACGTAGCTCCGTAGAGGTAGTAACCGCAGGAAAGAAAGACGTTTCGCGAGGAGCTGGATATCACTTATTACATTGTAGTGAGGTATCGAGCTGGCCCTTCGCGACAGAGGTTGTCTCCTCCCTTGTGCCAACGATTCCAAAAACTTCTAAATCTCTTATAATTTACGAGTCAACGGCCAAGGGAATAGGCAACTTTTTCCACCGAGAGTGGGAGCGCGCAGAGAATGGTGACTCTAATTTCGTGCCATTCTTCTTGAGCTGGTTCGATATGCCCGACTACACGCATAATTTCTACTCCGCGCAGGAAAAGACCGTGTTTATGGAGAAGTTGAACGATGAAGAGCAGGAACTTATGGTTAATTTCCAGCTCACTCCTGAGCAACTCTACTGGAGGCGAGTCACTATAGCGGATCTGGAAGGAGATGTTGAACTATTCAGGCAAGAATTCCCCTCTACCGCAGAAGAAGCGTTTATAGTGTCAGGAGTGCCGGTATTCGACCGCAAGAAATTGAGAGTAATGGCCCAGAAAGCAAAAGAGCCTACTTTCCAGGGCGAAGTAGGCGCGAAAGGACTCCTGGCGAACGATCAGGGCTCTTTAAAAGTCTGGAATCACCCACAAACCGGGCAGGTGTACTCCTTGGGAGTAGACGTAGCAGATGGAGGTGAGGGTGGGGATTATTCCTGCATACAGGTGTGGAAAAAACTGCCAAACCCCTACACCGCCGAGCAATGTGCGGAGTGGCACGGCCATCTCGACCCTTATAACCTAGCACATGTGGCCTCCTCGCTGGGGAATTTCTACAATAACGCACTCATCGGAGTGGAGACCAATGCACATGGGCTTGCCACACTCAACGAATTGCAGAGATCTTACTGGAATCTATACAGACAGGAGCATTTCGACCGGTATAAGAATGCAAGGGTTAATAAGCTTGGCTGGGAGACTACTAACAGGAGTAAGAAGTTACTTATCTCCTTTATGACCCATTGTATCTCTGATCTCTCGATTATTGTACATTCAAATGCCTTGATACGGGAATGTATGACCTTCTTGCGCACTGCACAGGGGACCGCAGAAGCTCAGACCGGCGGACATGACGACAGAGTAATGAGTGCTATGATCGGCTTGTTCGTCCTGCACCAACAGCTCGATGATGCCGAGGATGATATAGTCGACACCACCGGAGATAAGAAGATAATACAAATACCCAAGACACACATAATAGACCAAGAATTCGCTTCTATCCTGGAGTACGGTGTGCAGAATGTATATGAGCAGAGTTGGCTTAATTATTGAGAAAGGCACAGAATGCGCAGCATTCCAAATCTAGCAGAAAAGCTAGCAGAAAATCTAGCAGAAAACAAAGAGGAATAAGAAATGCCACGTTTGAGTCAACACCCTGAATTACTAAGAGCCGCACGAATGGCACGTGTAGGACCGGAGACTTGGCAGTCCTGGAAAGATGCCGGGATGGCCGCGCTGGATATGTTCAAGGCGATGGCGAGTAATAGTGTGGCAGGGGATTTGCTGAGGAGTGCAGGAGTCGAGATGCCCGCGCGGCAGAGTGATATGCAGTCTTTGCAAGATAATATAGTAGACTTCGGGATGCCTGGTGTGCCGGTGGGACAGATTCGTCGACTAAGCCAAACGCTGAGAAAAGGCTCTCCCGAGGCCGCCGCGCTACGCAAGGTGATGAGTGCGGAGAATAAGGCGCGAGGCGCGGCATCTGAAGGGGATTATCTAGACACTCTGCTGAGGTCGACTCCCTTCCATGGCCGCAGTTATGAGCACTACCCGGATGTCGGCGAGGTGTATAATCCTGGTATAGCGAAGCCGGGGAATGTGGGCGAGCCTCAAGGACTTTCTCTTACATATAGAGAGCCTAGTAAGTTCGTGAGAGAACACACCTCCTTTGCTAAGCGTCCAAAAAAGTATAGAAACGCGGCAAATGCACTATCGAAAAAAGCAGACCAGATTGGCGCACCTGAAGTAGTTGAGTTAGATCACCAACTCAATGCTCTGTCAAAACAGAGATCAGCACTTCGTATGGAACTCAATAAAGACTCAGCCACTACTTTCGGAGGAGAGAGTTCAGAGGAGTTAAATAAACTAGATGCTAAGATAGATAATCTTTTAAGCACACGTGATGAACTGGCTAGAAATTCCAAGGGAGCACTTCTACATAGACAAGCCACAAAGTATGCGGAGAAACAAAATGACCCTGCACCTATCTCCCGTGTATTCCCACGCTTCCACGGACGCCCCTCTGAGAAGATAGTCAAAGGGTGGAAAGGCTCGGGCGATGAGAAGGTATTGCAAGACGCCTACACTTATGCACTCCAGCAGATGCCTGAGTTGTGGACAGTAGGAAGAAATTACACTTCTGACATAGTAAGAAATAAATTTCCCAGCTTAAGCATAGACCAAGCACCAAGAGTGGCAAATTTGGCTAATGATTTATCCACTAATCCTAACGCAGTAGAGGCATTATCCTCTGTCTTTGAACATATTAAATCTGGAACTTCTATATCTTATGAGGCTATGGGGCCGATTTTTGATATACTTCCAGTACGTTATTCTAAAGCCTTAGAGATGGCTTCAAAAGGCGAGGAGTTACCAAAGAATTTAGTTAAATCTTACCAAAGACTAGAAGATGTTTATAATCTAGTCAAGTCAGATTTTGATACTTTACCGAAAACCTCTGCTAGACTTGCTTCATATGCTAATGTGAAAGAAATGCTCTACGGGCAAAACCGCACCACTTTCAACACACACCTCACAGACTACATGCGCTCTAAGGGATACCGAGGTGTGCTCTACTCCCCTCAGAGATACGGAGAGTATGAATTAAGGATGCTTGATCCACGGGATGTGGTGCAGCAGGATATACGCCAGGTGGATGATCCAGCACTGGAGAGGATGTATGGTGAGAAAAGTAAGTTAAAATACCCTTATGACCATTTAGGAAAAGAGTCAAATAAGAAATCAAAAGTTATACAAGAATGGGAACAACGCGCAGACCTAGAGGCAAACCCTGATCAGTTGCATGGTCACACTCCTTATGCACTAGGAGCAGTCTACAAAGACATAGCTCTTGATAGACTAGAGCTACCTCCTGAGCATCTACGCAGATCCGCCGCAGAAGAAGTGAAGACCAGACTCATGGCTGAAGAACAGGCCACATTACAGGACGGGTTGAGTGTGGGCAAGCTAGGGGATGTGAGGGTGCGTAAGGACGACGTGCCTATGTTTAATACTCCTGATTCAGTAGTAAAAATGCCGGAATACCCAGCAGGAGGTAAGTTCCCTTGGGAAGAGGACGACATAGTTGAACCTTTAAACAAATCTATCTCTGCTAGTGATGCAGGACAAGAGTTCAGTGATCTTCATAATATATACGGAAATATAGAAGAGGCGGCACAACACATGGAGAAGAAGTATGGAAAACCTCCTGGATACTACGACGCCTTTATAGAGGCAGAGCAAGACGCTCCCATGTCACTATCATTTAAGACTAAGAAAAAGAAAAAAATAAACCTAAACACCTCAGATCTTAACTCAGGAATAGTTAATTAAAAAAATACCTTTAGGGAGGTAACACCATGGTAGCAAAACAGGAGGCCGCGAAAGTCGCGACGAAGACAATACTAAAACCCATTATCAAGAACCCACTCACACTAGACGACATCGAGGCGGCAGGTCAGCTCATTGTCGACCAGATGCCGGACTACGTAGGAGAACTCTTGGATGAGTTAGCCAAGCAAGCCTACCTGCCAAAGTGGCAGCTCATCGGCGGCATACTCTTCGAAGCCTACAACAACGGGTATATGTCTGCCTACACCCTCGACCCAGCATGGAAAGACGGCTTTAAGCTAGAGATGAGCGAGTGCAACTTCTGCCACCAGGAATTCATGCCAGTGCGAGTAGGCCAACTATTCTGCTGCAACGAATGCGGCCAGGGACGTACCAAATTAAGTGAAGTCAAAAAAGAGGGAAAAAAGAATGACCACACTCCTACTGTCAAATCTACTCTTAATAAGTCTACTCGCACTGATAATACTAAACCTCTACCTACTAACAAGAGTACTAAAGCGGGCTGGACGGACCCAGACCTCAGCAAAATGGGCGAGTAGTGAAATAGAAAAATACTCTCCCTCTGTAAAAATACACAAAGGAGACACAGGTCAACATGAGGAGAACTCCTCAATGGACAACATAGACAGAGATGAGTTGGAATGGGCAATGGAGAACGGTTCCCATTCATTAAACGAAGCACTTACATTAATTAGTGAACACAAAAGGAGCGTAGGCTCATGACAGTATTACAAATAGTAAAAGCGCTGGCGGGAGAGGAGGACATCAACTGGGGCGACTCCGACACTACCTTCACGCGGCAGACTCGCACCGGTTCTACCACTACCATACACTACATAGATGATAAGAGCATACCGGCGAATTCCCTTGGTGGTGTTATAGATGACCATCTCCATGTGCAGAACACGGATGTAGGGACTACCTACACCTCATTCTCCATCAATGCAAGTGCCTCCTCTCTTGTGCTTGCCTCTACTGGACTAACAACAGACAGAACATTCACCTTTCCTAATACTCAATCTAGCCAGCCTTTAGTAGGATTAACTGACCTGGCCGCCACGGGAGTTGCCGCGATCTCCGGCGCGAAGACAGTAGGAGTGTACGACGCTGCTGGGCACTTCGCGGCGACCACTGTAGAGAGTGCTCTTGCTGAGATACAGACTAACATGGATGCAATTCCACTCTCACTGGGATACAAGAGAGGCTTCGGCTTAGGTTTCACCAACACTACCACCATTACACTAACTCAAGGTATGTGGCACCATGCAGGGACTACCACGCAGATGATCTACTCAGCAGGTGCTCTCTCTTATAACCCTTCAGGCCTAAGTGGCACACAACTCCAGTATATCTACCTAGACGACTCCGCGATTGCGAGCGCGGGTAGTGCAATCATCACCGCGACCCAGCTCACCAACGCGACCGACGCACCAACATGGAGCAATACAAAATGCGGCTGGTATTATGGAAATGACCGCTGCATTGGGGCTATCTACATACTCGCCGGAGATATAACAGAATTCCGCATCTTCTCTGGTGGCTTCTACGGCTATCGCGTGGCGAATATCATATACACCGATGCAGCTAGTCCTACCTCAGCCACCTCCTTAGCGATGGCTACTACCGCAGATCCTACGATTAATCTAATCCCTGCATTTTGTACAAAGTGCCGACTAGCAGTACAACACGCCACTATAGACGAGCAGATTTCATTTCTGCCCGCCGCTGGATGGGCATCTAAAGCACAATTAGTAATGACCGATGCGGCTGAGTATGAAGACGTGGAAATATTCCTGGACACAGACCAAACAGTATTATGGTTAACTGTTACATCCAGCCAAACAATCATAGGCTTACACGGCTACTATATAGGTGATTTATAATGGTAGACAAGAAAGAGAACATGGATGAGTCCCAGATAGAGATTCACGCCAAGCAGGAAGTACTCAAGAAGGACCAACAGCGTGATGAGGAGAGGAAGTATGTCAACAAACTACTCAACATCTTCATCGAGGCCGCGCAGTTCAAGCAGAAATTCTCCCAGAATTGGTCCACTTATGTAGACTTCTTGCGGGGGAAGCACTGGCCAGCCCGCCGTCCGTCTTATAAAGTAGACGCAGTGATGAACATCATCCTGGAGAACATAGAGAGAAAAGATGCACTCTTGACTGACTCCAAGCCTATACCTAATGTAGTCGCGAGGAGTGACCGCTATCAAGACACAGCAGACATCCTCAATATATTATTGCAGAAGACCTTTGAGTCCTCCTCCTTCAATCAGGCTATGGTTGATATGGTTCATAATAGTCAGACCTTTGGGAGTGGTGGCGTTGGCACAGTATATAATCTAGACACATTCACCCGGCGGGGAGAGAATGAAGTAGTATCCTATGACCCACGCGCTTATTACTTCGACCCACTCGTGCGGCGGCCATACTTGATGCACGAAGGTGAGTATGTTATAATAGAGGATATTTGGTCCCTCGCTAAGGCGAAAGATATGTACCCAAAGAGTGCAGACTCTATCACTGCAGACTCATCCCTCTCTCAATATAGTGTAGACAACAAAGACGGCTTTTTCAGCAGAGTCCGCAATGTAGTAGGCAGTAAGAAAGGAGAAGAGTTCAAGACTTCCGAGATACCTAGAGTATATGTGCGGGAATTCTGGCTGCGCGACCGGCAGAAATCCGGCAGTAAGTATGTCTTCGAAAATGCGGCCCGGAAGTCTGTACTCATTAATAATATCCTGGTGGACGATGGGCCGAATCCTTACAATGACGGCTTATACCCTCTCGATATAATGAACTGGCATAGGGATTTCCACTCCTGCTTCGGCTGGGGTGATGTTGAACTATTGCAGAGTCCGCAATTACTCATCAATAAAATACTAGCGACAGTAGTCGAGAACATTAACCTCACTTCCAATGCAATATGGATTGGTGATGTAGATGCCTTGAGCAAGGAAGAGTGGATGAGGTTGAACAACGCGCCTGGGTCTTATGTAAAGAAGAAACCCGACAGGGAACTGAGAAGAGAGAGTGGTGTGCCCTTGCCATCTTATGTATTGCAAACCTTAGGTGCTATAAAGCAAGGCGCAGATGAAGTCACCGGCATGGTGGATACTATGCGAGGGGACAGAACAGGGCAAGTTTCCTCTGGTGTGGGTATAGAAGGATTGCAGATGATGGCACAGTCTCTTATTAGACTAAGAGCACGTGATCTGGAGAATGTGCAAGACAGAATAGGCCGCAAACTCATCAGCAGGATCTTTCAGTTCACCCCACCAGAGGAAATCCTGGAGGTAGTAAAAAACTCAAAAGATCTCGACGATCAGTCCTTAGAGGCCATAGAGAGTGAGTTACTAAAGCCAATAGCACAAAGAAAGAAAGGAGCCTGGACAGAACTCGCATTTAATATCGAACCTGGGTCCAGTCTTGGACTGGCAAAACAGCAGAAACATATGCAGAGTCTCCAACTACGCAAAATGGAAGTCATAGACGATATGGCACTCCTGGACGACTTAGAATATCCACATAGGACCCAAGTGCTGAAGAGAAAAGCCGCCGAGAATGCTGCACGGGAAAAGATGGAGATGGAGCAGAAGGATGGCGGGCAGTCTTCACAATTCCCGAATCAGGAAAATGCAAGTCCGTTAGGGCGGACTCAACCGGCTTAATGCCAACAGGAGGGTAGTAAAATGAGTGTAGAAATAAAAGTAGTAAAAGAAGAAGATGAACTTTTGGATCACTGGTACTTGATAAAAAAAGTACCACTTATCAACGTACTCCATAGAGACCTCTTAGTACTATGTCTCCAAGGCAAGGCAGTCATGCTCACCGGATGGGATGATGGGAAGAGATGCGCCGTAGGAATAGTAGAACGCCACGGGGACAATATGTCCATTCTCGCATTGAATGCAAAGAATGGAACAAAGGCACTAATGACCGCATTCTACTCATGGGCTTATTCTCTTGGAGTCAAGCGTCTTACAATGATGAGTACCTTTAACAGAGAAGCGTATGAGAGGTTATTCTCTGTAAAACACCTCACATCTATATATGAAAAGGACTTAACAGGATGGCAACCGGAGCAATAGCAGGAGCATTTATAGGAGCAATGGCTAGTGCCGCAGTGCACGGCTTTCGTGGAGGTAGTGGCAATGGTGCATTCCTGGCTATGCTGGGAGGTGCCGCTGCCGGATTTGCGGGCGGTTACGGAAGTGCTTTTCTTGGGCCTATGCTGGGTATGGGTGCAGGTTCCGGCGCTGCACTTACTGGAGAGGCTGCCGCTTATGGCGGACTAGCCGGAGGTATGGGCTTTGGGGCTGGAGGAGCTGCTGGAGCTTTGGGTGGAGCTACCTTGGGCGGACTCATGGCTGGTTCAATGACTTCACTTATTTCCGGCTTTGGCAAAGTAGCAATGGGTGCATTTGCGGAAGACTATCCGCAGAATCCATCAGATCCCAATTTCAGCACCGCCTCTGGCGGGATGAGACGGCGGGACCCTGCCGCGATGAATGCCAATCTTAGAACTGGTACGCAGAAATGGACCGACGGTACCCGATGGACCCAGGCCGATTATGATAAGTACTTCCAGAACATGCTATTCAAGTACTCTATGACTGGCAACGCGTTAAGTAGAGTCAAACAAGGCACCGGGGAAGGAGGTATGATTACACTTGGCGACGTGATGACCTCTCTTGATCCGGGAGAACAGTCACCGCTAGAAGGCAAGATGACCAAAGACCGCTGGGATGCTATTAGCGGTGTGTACATGGAAAACAGGATGGGCCAATTTGCCCAAGGGAGTGGTAACTGGTCTACTGACCTGGCATTGAGTAAGGCCAAGGAAGGCTTTGAAGAAGGCTCGATGGAGGCAAATGACAAAAGCTACAGAGGCATACCTCTTGTATTCAATCCTGAAGACAGTAAGTGGTACTTGCCAGAACCTAGCAGGAATACTATTGACAAGCAAGAGGTAATACAAGGGTATGTTGACCCGGCTGTTGCTTATATGAATGAACAGAATGAACAGAATGACATGGGTAATTCTAGTATACTAGATCCAGAAAAAAGTCCAGATTCTGACTATTATTACACAGCTCCACAGACCCCTATTGACAATACACCGGAAAGCACCGACTCTCAGATGAACTATGCTAGAGGTCAGGCAAGACAGAGATCGTTTGCCGCCGCGCGTGCCTCTGAGGAGTCTAATAGATCTCAGTCTCTTATGAAAACACAAAAGTCTTTAAGCCTGCCGCGCTTTGATGAGGAGTACGGGAGTGCATCAAAGAGATTCACGCAGAAGCCTAAACCATTTTAACGATTCATACAATGAATTATAAATCCTAACTACATGGAGGTGAGAAAAGATGCCATTATCAGATCAGATGAGTCAGCTTAGTCAGATGCCACAGGGCGGAGATGCGGGCGGAGCGCCTATGTCGATGCAGGACCCCCAAGGCGGGCAACCGCCGCAAGGTAATATGCAAATGCCTCCACAGGGTATGCAGAGTGGAGCACAGAATGCACTGGGCGGACCGGGAGTAGACACTCCCCAGGAGCAGAAGGCAGTCCAGATGCTTATGCAGGGTGCTATGTTAATGAGACAGGCTGCCGAGGTAGACCCCAGCGTTGCGCCGATTATAGACAAGATGTTGCAGGACTCCTACTTGCAGATCACCAAGCACTATGGATTTGAGCAAGAGGGAAAGATGGCTATGCAACAGGCGCAGATGCAGAAGTCGCGCATGAAAGCACAGGCTTTTAACAGTCCGGGCGGGCAGCAAGCACAAGGCGGGCCGCCGCTGGGCTAGTATATAGTATAAAAACCCTAGACCTTTGATTCCTGGACAACTCCCCGCAGAACTCAGCGAAGAGACCCGGGAACAACTGAGGAGATTTATTATGACCACGGACACGCAGGAAGAGCAAAACGCGGCAAATGAGCAGGACCAGGAATCCTTTACTAACCTAGACCCGGCCTCATTGAGTCCGGAACTGCAAGAGATCTATAAATCAATGCAAGCGGGATTTACTAAGAAGACTCAGGAATTCTCCGACAGAACCAAAGAGTTCACTACCAAAGAGCAAAAGTGGGAAGAGGAGCTGAAAACCTTTGGAGCAGTCGAGCAAGAGAACAAAAAATGGCATGAGTGGTATCAGAACTTACAAGAAGAGGATGGCTCAGATAAAGAAGCGCAACCTGATATTACAGCAGAGCAAAGTCCTGAAATCAGAGAAGTGCTCAAGCAATTCCAAGACTCTCAGTCTTCATCGGTAAATAACCTACAGCAAGAGATCGACGGTCTCAAAGCGGCTTTGAAAAATACGACTGATCAAACATCTCGTATGTTTAATTATCAGTCCCAACTCGGTGACCTTGAGAAAGAATACACGAATATAGATAAGCAGAAGGTTTTGGATCATGCGTTACAGACTGGACAGCCTGATTTAAAGAAGGCGTACTCTGATCTATACCATGATGATTTGCTAGAACATGAGGTGCAGAAAAGGCTAGCTGAGGAGTTGGCCAAACAGCGCACTCAGGGTATTAGAAGTAACGCCCAGCAGATCATAGTAAAGTCCAAGAACAATGCACCTAAGTCCTTTGCTCAAGCCACTGAACAAATAGTTAACTCGTATTAAACAGGAGTTATAAAATGGCTTTAACTTATGACGAATTAGATGCACATGTAAGGGATAAGTATATTCCCGTACTGCAAGACCAGTATTACAAGGCGACACCACTGACCGCACTCTTGATGGCAAAGAGTAAGGTGGTATACGATTCAGGTAAGCAGATCGACCAGCCAGTACTCTATGGTGAGCTGCCCAGCGGGTGGTACGAAGGACTCGATACATTCAACATCGCGACCGTTGAGAATACCACACTGGCGAAGTTCGACTGGAAACAGTTCTACGTTGATGTTACTATCGACGGGACTACATTGCTGAAGATCGAGGGAAGTGAAAAGATCCTCTCCATTGTCGAGACCAAGATGGAGAATGCTTCTAAGACCTTCCAGAAACAACTCAATGAGAGTATGTACACAGATCAGGGGAGTAAAGCTCTTGAGACCATCGGCGCGGGAATTGCTGAGACCGGTACCTACGGTGAGATCAGTAAAGACACCTACGACTGGTGGCAGGGTAAGGTGAATAGTACTGGTGGTGCTTTTTCCATGGATATGTTGCAGACTCAGTATGGAGAATGCTCAGATGGCCAGGCTCACCCTGACTTGATTATCACCACCCAGGCGATCTACAATAAGATCTGGGCACGTGTACAGCCCGTGCAGCGCGGTAATCTCGACAACACTCCCGGTATTGCAGGTATTGGATTCACCGGGATTAATTTCAACCAAGCCACTATTGTAGTGGATAACTACTGTCCAGAAGGGTATATCTATCTTCTGAATACAGATTTCTGGAAGATGGTCGTTCATCGGAAAAGAGATATGTACTGGACGGATAAGAAAGTTCCGCTCAACCAGGATGCAATGGTTAGACAGTTGCTCTGGGCGGGTGCGCTCTTTACCGTAGCCCCAAGATGGTCGGGGATGATAACAGGAGTAACTTAATATAGTAAGATTGGTAGGGGTGCAGGAATCGTTCCTGCATCCTTAAAAACACTTCTTAGGAGGGAGCCAACCTTCCTTGGAGACAGCCTAGATCGAAAGGAGTTTTAAAATGACTGCAAGCTCAAACATGAATTTAGAGAGTAGAGTAGGATTCGGTCCTATTCCTCCGGCGCAGGGTATTTATGAAGAAAGCGCTACACAGAAGGCTGAATTAGGCCGTAGGATCTGTGTAGGTGATAGAGTGTACAGATACGCATACGCTGGTGGTGTTGCTCTCTTGCCGGGGAAGCTCGTATACCCCGCCGATCTCACACCAGAGATTGACAAAAACCCGGCGGCTGCCGTGGTTGCAGGTAAGTATGCAGTGACTATTGCCACAGCCGCAGCTCAGCTCAACATGGCTGAGGGTTATCTGTGTATTAACAACGATGGTGGTGAGGGAATGCTGTATAGGATTAAGACTAGTGCCGCGAATGCTACCACTTCCACAAGCACAGATCTCGTTCTCTACGATCCCATTGTGACCGCATTGGCGACCACGACCGAGGTAATCCTCATGTCCAGTATGTACTATGACCTGGATTTGAGTACCTTGATTACAGACACCGTCGCGGGCATTGCGCCGATTCCGGTCACCGCGAATTACTACTTCTGGTGCCAAACCTGGGGACCTTGCCTTGCACTGGGCGCAGCGGCCACCGCAGCGGGTTCTATTGTAGTTCCGCATACCGATAATGGAGCTGTCGCAATCCAGTCTGTATTTACCTCCGGCATTATCGGCACGCAGCTTGTAGTAGGTGTAAGTGGTGAGTATCGTCCCATTTACCTGCGCATCGCACCGTAGAAGAGAGGAGATAAAGTATGGCTATTACAGGAGTAAAGCTCTTCCAGACTGTTATGGGAGACAAGATAGTGGGAGCACACACTGTCACAGGAGATGCGTCTGGTACCACCTATGACGTACCTCTGTTGAAGATTGACAGTGCTTGGTACCAGCATGGTACAGACACTGCCACCGATCAGAAGTTGAGTTGGAGTGGGAATACTGTTACATTCTCCACGGCGATTTCCAGCTCAGGAACTGGTATTCTTAACTACATAGGGGTGTAGACACACCATGGAGGGATAGTATAGAATAGATGAAGAGTGCTGTGGGCTTAGTGGTATTCCCTCCTGTCCCTAGGTCTTCCCTAACAGCACTCTTTTCTTTTATTTAGTAACATATAGTAAAAAGCAAATAGGAGAAAAAATGGGAAATTATAATGACG